TCAGCCCTCGATGTGCCACAAAATGACGTGATAAACAGCCGTGATCGTCGTGTGAAAAAATCCGCAGACGATGGCGTATGCGATCGCAACCATGATGCCGTGCTGCAACCTCGATACGTAGCGGATTTCGTCGCTGCTCCGAATATCGCGCCATAGCCGAGGCACAGCACTGGCCGTCATCACCCACATCGTGACGAGGATCGCAAGATATGCCGCCTCAAGGTCAGATGCAGCGTAGCTGACTACCTCCGGCGCCCCCGATGCAATCCGTAAAGCGGGGCCTGCCTCGTCCCGTCCGCCTCCACCCCCGCTGCCGCATCCCATCTGGAGGCTCAAGGCCCCGAGCGATGCACTGATAAGCGTGCGCAGCCTCATACCGCCTCCCCGATACCATTCAGATGCGACCTTGTGGTTGCGGCCGCTTTCTGAATGATAGGAAGCGCTGGCGCCAGTTGCACTAGGCGTAAGGGATGATGGAAGGGATATACAGAAAGCAAAACAGCCGCTTGAGTAAGCGGCTGTTTCGTAAGGGAATTCTTTGGGGTGGCTGATGGGACTCGAACCCACGACGACAGGAATCACAATCCGCCACCAATATCCTTACTAATCAGTTACTTGGCTCAGTTCGTTGGAACATGGTACCAGCCGGAAGCCGCACCACACCGTGGGCATTTTCGGGATCTTCCAACGAAATCCAGATCAATCCACCCCCATTTCCCGCTGCCAGTCCGGGCACCCTTTGAGCGGACAGGGATGCCCGAGCGGGCAGTCCAGCCTGATCCGGGGATGCGGATACTCCTGCACCATCGTGATCACGAGCCGCGCACACGTGCGGCATGCCCACTCGTCCGAGATCTCGTACTTCGGCATAGGCGGCGCGGGAGGTTGGAATCCGGTCGACATGCTGGCACTGTATATCTGAACAGTATCTGGCAGCAACCGGGCGGTGGCCTGCCCATCTACCTCAGTCGCGGCATTTTTTTGCATCCGTCACTGTGGCATCATGCGCGGTGATTTTTTCAGTTTCGACACATACGGATGCAAAACGTACAAAACAGCACATCCGCGCATCCCACATACCGCCCTGACATAGATGGCCTCCGGGCAGTTGCTGTGCTCGCGGTGGTGGTATTCCATGCTTTCCCGGACTGGCTGCCGGGCGGATTTGTCGGCGTCGACATCTTCTTCGTCATCTCGGGCTTCCTGATCTCCACCATTCTGTTCAACGGTCTGGAGCAGGGTTCGTTCTCATTTGGCGACTTCTACGCGCGCCGCGTGCGCCGGATCTTCCCGGCTTTGGTCATCGTGTTGGGCGCCTGCCTGGCGTTGGGCTGGGGCATCCTGCTGACAGACGAATACTCGTCGCTGGGGGAAAGCGTGCTGGGCGGAGCATCGTTCCTTGCCAACTTCCAGCTGTGGCAGCAGGCCGGTTACTTCGACACCAAAGCAGAACTGAAGCCGCTGCTGCACCTCTGGTCGCTCGGGATCGAGGAACAGTTCTACATGGTCTGGCCGCTCCTGCTCTGGCTTGGGTACCGCCTGCGCGCCAATCTTCCGCTGGTGACGCTGCTGGTGCTGGGCGCCTCGTTCTTCCTGAACATCGACACCGTCCACCTCGACCGCACGCGCACCTTCTATCTGCCGGATACACGTTTCTGGGAACTACTATCTGGCAGTCTCCTGGCGTATGTGACGCTGCACCATGGGCGCCTGAAGATGCCGCGCGCGCTGTCCGAGTTGCTGTCTGTCGCCGGTATCGGCCTGCTGGTCGCTGCCGTGGTGCTTGTGCGCGCCGAAGACTATTTCCCCGGTTGGTGGGCGCTTCTGCCCATCGGCGGCGCGGTGCTGTCGATTGCGGCCGGCCCCGGCGCGTGGCTGAACCGGCGTGCCCTTGGAAGCCTGCCCATGCGCAAGATCGGGCTGATCAGCTTCCAGTTGTATCTGTGGCACTGGCCTCTGCTGGTTTTCGCCCGACTGGTCTACGGGGACACCCCTTCCGATGCGGTGCGCGCCGGCGCCGTGGCTCTGAGCTTCGGCCTGGCCATCCTGACCGTTGCCGTAGAGAAGCCGCTGCGCTTCGGCGCCTTCCCGCGCATGAAGGTCGCTGGGCTTTGCACCGCCATGGTCGCGCTGGCGGGCACCGGCTACCTGATCTCCGAACAGCGCCTTGTGCCCTACTCCAAGTCGGCCGGACTGGAGAAGATCATGGCGGCCGCCGGCGAGTGGGATTTCCCCAGCAAGGAAATGAAACAGGTGGAGTTCCAGAAGAAGGTGCTGTTCGTGAGCGATAGCGGTAGTCCGGAGACCACGCTCTTTCTGGGAGACAGCAACATGGAACAGTACGGGCCGCGGATCAACCAGCTTGTCAGCCAGCAATCCGGGAAGGTGAATACTGCGGTGTTTGCAACGGCACCCGGTTGCCCACCGATTCCGAACGTCACGGACAAGGATCACCCGCAATGCGGCCCGTCGCTGAGGACTTCGCTGGAATATGCTGCAAGGCCCGAGGTCACCACGGTGGTAATCGGCGCGCTGTGGGATGTCTACTATGTGATGGGCAACTTCTACCAGTATGAGGCTGGTGGCAAGTCAGAACGACTGGCGCCAAGATCTCTTGGAACCAAGCAATCCATGGACTCGCTGGCCGCGATGATCGCAGGACTGGTGAAGTCGGGGAAGAAGGTCTATCTGGTCCTGACTATCCCGAATGGGCAGAAGGTCGACCCGAAATTCATGGTGAAGCGATCGCTCTACCCTATCGGCTTCAATGTTGATCGGGACGGGCTTCCAGTCGGCTACTACCTGCATTCCTGGTACAACCAAGTGGGGAACCTGCGTGCACAGTTGATCGACGCGGGCCGGCGTGGTGGCGCCACCATAGTCGACCCATTGGAACACCTCTGCGACAAGCAGACCTGTCCTTCCGTCACGGCCACCGGCGAGCCTATCTACAAGGACTCTGGACATCTGCGCCCGAGCTTCGTCCGCGATCACGTGCTCTATTTGGACGAGACGCTGGGCGCCGGCTGAGATTTCGGCTTCCAGTTGCAGCGCTTGGCGCCCGTCTCGTTATGGGCGCGGATCTGGTCAGCAGTGCCATCCGTCAGGACATCGGCCTTGCTGACCATGATGGGCTTGGTCCAGTCGCAACCGGTATCGACAATCCGGGTCCGGGTGATGAACTGCGGTTCCGGCTCAGTCGCGGGACCAGTCGTCGCGCAGGATGCGAGAAGACTCGCCAGAAGGGCCAGCAGCAATCCGGTTTTCGGCATCTGTTCTCTCCTTTACCGCGGCGCCACCTTCCCGCGCAGCTGCGGCATTAGCCTCAGCTTCCGATTTCTGAATCTGCGCCACCTTGGCGTCAGCCTCGGCTTCCTTCTGTTTGGCTTGCGCCTCGGTGGTCTGTGCCTGCTTGTGACGTCCCCACCCGAACAGAAGGCTTGCGATGGCTACTAAGCCGGCCAGCAGCGCAGGCCACGCGTCCGATAGGACGGATATGAGTGCGGCGATCATCGAATCACCTCCAGTCGTGCCAGCATGTGGTTGCCGGCCCACGTTTCGGGGCGGGGTTTCCCCGGGCGCCAGGTGCGCAGGTACAGGCCCCACGCGCCATCCGGGTCGTCCATTGCCGGCAGCCGCAGCGGATCGGTGAACAGCAGCAGCCGCGCCACGCCGGCCGCCAGCACATCGTCGGTCTCCAGCGCCCGCCAGATCGATTCCGGCAGAAACTGCACGCCGCGTGAAGCGCAAAGCTGGTCGAGCCAGTAGCGGGACGCCTCATGCATGTAGACGCCCCAGACCCCGCCGCGCGTCTTGCGCGTGCCGAGCTCGAACTGCGGGAAACCACGCGCCGGACCGTTGCCCATCTGCTTTCGATGGATCAGGCCGGACTCCTGCAGGCAGATGGTCGTCACCATTACCTTTGCCTGTGGGGTGTCCATAGGCGCCGGCAGGATCGCCAAAGCATCGGCCAGAGGGCCAGCGATGAATTCACGCGCCAGCATCATCGCCCTCCTTTTCCTTCTTGCGCAGCGCCGTGTAGCGCAGCGCCAGGAACGTCAGTCCGAACATGGTGTAGGCGATCCACTGCTGCACGTTCTGCGGGATCACCGCCTTCAATTCGGCAGGCATAGCGCCCCACGCCTGCGACAGCAGCGGCCCAGTGCTCATCACCGTTGTAAAGAGAACCCCAGCAATGACCGTGCTTTTGCGGTGTAACCGCCGCCAGTTGTCTGCCAGCCCGATCCGCCATTTACTGATCATCGGGACCACCTCCGCATGTCAGGCCGATTGCCGGCCGCGTTGTCCATCAGGTAGCCGCGAATCTCCTTCACGTCCTGCCCGATACCCTTCAGCTGCTCTTTCACGTCCGCGCGCTGTTGCCGAAGATCCGCCTCGATGCGCGAGAAGTGCGCAGCGTGATCGATGTCCTTCAGTTCCAGCGCCTGGACCCGTCCGACCAGGCTGAACCAGACGGCAGCAGTTGCCCCTGCCGCCGCAATGGCGCTGATTGCGGCACCGACCAGCCATTGAAGGCTGATCGTGGTGTCGAACCATTTGCGCTTGCCCTGTACTGCTTCCATGACTTCCCCCCGGATCTAAAGGACTTCAGACGCCGACCGTATATTCGAACTCCAGCCGGTATGTATCTCCGACCGCCGATGTGCCGGGCGAAGTTGCAATAACAGACCCAGTCGTATCGCGCGCCATCGTCACGTATTGCGTAGTTGGCGGGACAATGCAAACTGCCGAATAGAATGTGCCGCTGCGCGTGAGCGATGCGATCCCGCAACTCTGGCTGAGGTCATGTGTATTGGGAGCTTGCGTCGGCAGGCTGAAGCGGAGATCTCCGGTGCCAAGCGTCGTAGTGCCACCAACGGTAAGTTCGATGACGACGGCCACGCGATTGCCCTGGCGCGACCAACGGCCATTCAGAACGCCGTTGCCGAGAACGGGCTGCGTGCCGCCGGAGGTGAAGGCCGGCGTGTAGTTGACGTTCCAGTGGGAAATCTGGTTTCGCCCGTTGCCGCTGTTGTCGATTACGGGGATATTGTTGAAACTGCCCGGACCGATGTGGATGTTGTCAGCGCCCGGCGTGATGGTGACCTGCGGGTTGATGTCGCAGCCCACAATTGCGTGGTTGTGACCGTAGATCGACAGGGCAGACTGGTTCGCAATCCGGCTCTCGTTGATCAAGACGCCGCGAGAATTCAACGTGAAGTTCAGGTCCCCGAGGAAGCAAGCACTGATGAAGAGGTCATTGCAGCCCCCGAAGTTGAACGACGGAGACCCCTGAAACTCACAGCCAATGAACTTGCGCGGGACCGCACCCAGTTGCACGCCGTCCACGATGTTGATGGCGAACTTGCCGCTGCCCGTCGCTGCGTTGTACTGGTTGAATTCGCAATTTACTGCTGCGAACTGTGACCCTGCCGTGGTGGTGGTGAACGTCACGCAGTCCGCAGGGAAGTCTACCACTCGGCAGTTGATCAGGTTCTGATGGCCATCGCTGCCTGTGATAAGAATGCCCCGGCCGCCGGTGTTTGTGTCCCCGCGACCTTCGATAAACAGATCGCGTAGCACCGCGCCATCGCCCAGCGAGAACATGTCGTTGTTGCCACTCTTGTCAATCCGGGTGGTGAACTTCGATTCGCCATATAGCGAGGTGTTAGCGGGCAGCGTGACAAGCGAACTCAGGATGTACTTGACCGGCGGATCGGGCACGAAGATCGCCTTTCCTGCCATGGCAGTCACCGCCGCCACGAATGCCGCCGTATCGTCGGCCACGCCATCGCCCACCGCGCCGAAGTCCAAGACGCTGATGATCTCGGTGTTCTTGGTGTGTTGGGTGCGCGCAACCGAGCCGGCAACAGGCTGCTTCACGCCGACTAGCGCGTCACCTTTACCCACATCGCTGGTATTGGCCAGATCAGCCCGCAACGCTGCGATGGCGTCATCCAGCGCGGAGCCAGGCGCCTGAATGTTGTCGCGGTCCCAGATCGTCGCGTCGAAGGCGTTCTTCAGGATGAAGCGGTAGGTGCCAGTCCCCCATACCGTGGCTTCGCCGCGCTCGTTCAGGATGATCGGGTTCGTGTTGGGAATCGTGCCGGCCTGATCCTGATAGGTGGCCTTGGGCGTGGTGGTGCCTGCAGCATACGTGTACAGCTTGCCTCCATTCAGGGGGCGACCGTTGCTGTCCTCGTAGGATTGCACCGGTTCAGGGAGCAGGCTCATTACCATTTGGGCGACCTCAGAAATGAAAAAGCCCGCTCTTTTGGCGGGCATGAAAAAAAGCCGGCGCATGGCCGGCTGGATGGGTGTGCTACTCTTTCGGAATGGACTTCTTGGACAAGATGCTACTGGTTGGCGGCGTCTATCTCTCTTTCTGCTTCGTCAAGGGCTTGTTGCAGGGCCTACTGGGGATTCGACCCGGTGGGACGCGCGAGCATGTTTGCGCCGATGGCTCCCGCTGGGACGAGCTGCGGCGCCAGACGCTGAAGCAGCGCATTGCCGCCAAGCGCGCCGGTCGCCTGATTGCCGCGGACGTTATGGAGCGCCGCGAGCCCTGATCCGGGCTGCAGCAGCATTTCCAGAAGGCGGTTCTGGATTGCCTCGTTCGACCCGCCATAGACCAGATTCCCCACCTTTCCGGCCAGCGTCCCAAGCGGACCGTTCGTGCCGCCAGTTAATGCGCGCACCGGGCCCGGAATCGCGTTCTCCACGATGTTGTTCGTGGCCAGGTTCTGGAAGGTGTTGGAACCGATGGACTTGCCGCCACCAGAGTTCGCCGCGCGAAGCAAGTCATCACGGATGGCCGTCAGTGCGTCCAATTGCCCCTGGCTGACAGCCTTCGCTCCATTGGCCCCGGAAGCCCCGCGTTGCTTGGTGATATTGGCAATGGCATTCTGCACCTTGGCCAAGGTGATATTTCCTTGAGCATCCGTCAGGCGAAGCCCCTGCAAAAACTCCATCGCATTGATCGGCTTGGAGGCTGCAGCGTAGTCGGATAGGTACTGCCCGAAACCCGGAGCAGCTGCCGCGATGTCCTGATCCAGTGCGTCGCGCACCGCGATCAGCTCGCGGGAAGCCTGTAGGCCGGCCGGATTGCTCGCCGCCATACGGGAATCGAGCAAGTCGCCAATCTGCTTGCGCACACTGTTGTAGAGCGTTTCGGGGTTAGTTTCGAGATTGCCTTGTGCGTCAACGATCTTCGAACGGATATTGTTGAGTGCAGCACGCACCGCATCGCGCTTTCCGCTCGGGCCGTTCAGGATGGAATCGATCACCCCGAGCGACCCCTGAGGATTGGCTGGCTGTGCGTTCTGGAACGCTGCTGCCAGTTGCTGAGATGCCTTAGCACCGCGCGCGCCTTCCGCCGTAGCAATGTCCGCTGCCGTTCCGGTCGCGCCTTCCAGCGCCGCCCCGCGGGCAGCAGCATTCTGCGCCGCGCGCTCCGCGAAGGCGTTTGCACCCTGCGGCGTGGACGATTGAATCCCGCGTTCCAGAGTCGCCAGCCCAGCATTTCCGGTAGCTTGCGCCAGCGTCGGCTGTGAGCCCGGCACCAGCGCAGCTGTATTGCCAGTCACCGGCGCGTCACCGGCGAAACGCTGCAGAATGTTCCCTGCAATCCGGGTCTGCCCGGATTCCGTGAACGGATCAACCAGCGACCGCAGCGCATTGCCAACATAGCGGCCACCGGCGGAGACAGCCCGGCCAGCGACAGGGATGGCAGCGCCAATGCCCGCGCCGGTCGCAATCTGTGCCAGCTTGTTGCCGGCAAAATTGCCGTCATCCTGGGTGACCGGGGTCACGGCGCCGGAGATAGCACCCTGGGCACCGGCGCGCAGCGCGGTACCGGCCAGCCCGCCAGCTCCGGCAAGAGGCACCACGCGGTTCAGCGGGTTCGCCACGGCGCCAACGAGCTCACCGGCAACGGACGTCACAGGGTTAGCCTCAGCGTACGGGCGAGCCTGTTCCTCCAGACGGCGCGCGCCCTCGGTGGCGTCCTTCACCAGCCAGTCGCCCGCGGTGGTGGCCCCCACCTGCTGCAGCCCCTTGCCGATCAGCTGTTGTGCGCCCAGCACGGCATTGCCGAATCCCTTGCCGGCATTGGCGCCGAAGGATGCCAGCACGCCGGGCTCTTCCTTTGTCGCCTTGGCTGGCGCTTTGGCTGGCGCTGCCGCAGGCGCCTTAGCTGGGGCTGCCGCTCCCAGCCCGAAGTGCTGCCTGATCTCCGCGTCGCTGTACCCGGCATCGCGCGCCTGCTTCAGCTTGTCGGCGAATCCCTGACTTTGGCCGAGATGCTGGAAAATCTCGTCGTCCGAGTATCCGGCGTCCCTGGCTTGCTTCACCTTGGCCGCCAGATCGCCGGTGGACGCGTTGGCCGTGCCCGATACGGAACTGAGTGCCATGTCTGCGAATTTCCTTACGAGGTTCGTGGCTCCGGACAGCTTGGAGACATAGGCGGGATCTTCTGCATAGCCGCCTGCCTTCAGAGCGCTGGCGAACTTGCTGGCATCTGCTCCCGAACCGACCGCACCCTTGTACCGGCGCGAGATGAGGTCAGCAAAGTCGCTGCCGAACTGGCCCGGCGTGGAGTACGTCCGGTAGGCGTCGTTCGAGCCCGTCATGTTGTCGACCGCGCGGGTGCCGCTACCGGAGAAGTCCTTGATGTTGCCGAGATTGTTCGTCCCGGGGATCACTGACTTGCCCCAGCCGGTCTCCAGCCCCCACTGGCCGAGCAGCACGTCAGGCGCGACGCCGATCTTGCGGCCGACATCAGCCGCCAGCGGACCGTACTGTTCCGCGAAACGCTTGACGTTATCCATGATCAGTTGCCGAAGATGTCAGCTAGGGATGGCTTGCCGCCAGGTGCGCTGAACGCGGCCTTTCCCGCAGAACGCTTGAATCCCTCAATCGCCAGCCTACGGTTCGCTGCCTTCTGTGCGATAACTTCCTTGGAGTCACCGGGCTGCGGGAAATACTGCCGCTTGGCGTTCTCGAATTCGCTTTGGCTGATGGCTGCGCCAGATTCCTGGCGGAGCGTGGCATTCACGAAATCTCGTTGGGCCTGTTCCAGTTGTTGGTTCTGCGGGCTGAGCGCGGCATTCCCAATGGTCTCCAGAACCCCTCCCACAAGCGGAACACGGCCGGCAGCCTGCTTTGCATTCACGGCCATGGGACTGACATCGTTCCCAAGCTGATTGATGATGCGATCGGCTTCTTCGGCGCGTGCTCCATAGCCAGCCGACTTGCCTTGGAACTCGGTCGGCGCCTTATTGGACGCGTTCTGAGCCAACGTATCGCGGGCGCGGGCATCTGTCAGATCTTGACCACGTAGCGTGATATCCTGCCCACGCCGTTGTGTGTCGGCGCTCAGGTCTTGCCCGCGCAGTTGCACACCACGATTGGCCGCATCGTTCCCCTGCTGATAGGCGAACTTCTGCTGGTCGAGGTCGTAGCCCTTCTGCTTCCACATCTGCTCGACTTGCTGCGCTGCCGTAAGGGCCTTTTGCGTGGCCTGCTGAACGAATGCGGGATCGTACTGCTGTGGCAATTGGCTGACATCGATGCCGGCCGCCGCCGCCTGCTGGCGCGCCGCGTCGTAGCTGGCTTGGTCGCGCACACCGCCAAGAAGCTGCCCTTGAAGCTCGACATGTTGCTTGATGCTCTCCAGCTTCGCCTTGTCAGCCTCGCGCAATGCCTTGTCCTGCGCAGCGAATTGCGTCTGGAGCGCTGGGATCTTGGAGCCGAGACCGCCCTGCGCGAAGCCGGTGATCAGCTTGGTGCGGTCGATGGTCCCATCCGGACCGAGCGCGGCCGCATACAAGCGATTCGCCGACTGGTCTTGCTGATAGGCATCCTCGGCGCGCTGCAGGGCCAACTGCTGCAGCCTGTTCTGCCGAACGTTGTCCGCGACCCCGATAGCGGCTTGCTGGGCTTGCTGGAAGGCCAGTGGATTGATCTCTGCCATGATGCGCCCTTATGCGATAGGGGTGCCATTGACACCGGAATAATAGTCAGTGACCGGGTATGAGGTAGACCCGCCGTAGCCATAGCCGCCAGTATTGCCCCAGCCTGTCATGTTTCCATACCCGATCAGGCCACCGGTTGCAGATCCGAGACCGCCGCTGATGGCATTTGCTGTGTTCGTGTATCCCGATGCCCGCGCTGCACCGCCGTATTGAAGAGCGTTCCCCGCTCCGGTCGCGTAATTCTGCCCGGCATTTCCAATGGCATTCGTGGACGTTTGCCCTACACCAGCGAGCGACGCCAGACGGTTGAACAGCGTGTTCTGGTCGTTGTTGAACCGGTTGTAGGCGTTTGAGTACTCGTTGGAGGCGAAGTTTTGGTTGTACTTGGTCAGCGCCTTGGCAGCTGCACCGGACAGCAGGCCGCCACGCGCCGCTGCTGAGGATTCCAGACCCTTCTGCCCCTGCTCCAGACGGAACTGATAGCCGGGATCGGTCTGGAAGTCATCCATCGAGAACCGGCGCAACAGGTCATTGCTTGATCCTGCACCGATTCCGAGTCGATAGGCCAACTGGTTAAGCGCACCAAGACCTGTCTGACGAAACGGCTCCTGATCCTCGCGTTGCTGCTGGTAGATGTCGTATTGCAGCTGCGCCGAGTCACGCGCGGCATCCGCCTGGGCATTCGCCGCATCCTTGGCGCCCTTGGCCCCCAGCGCGCCAGAAGCCACGCCCCCGACGATTGCGCCGCCTGCGACAGCAGCAGCCACCTGAGGGCCGCTGAGCGGCAGGAGTTTCCGTTTCCATTCGAACATGTCAGTCCCCCAGCCACTTCACGTGAATCTCTTCGAACGGCGCGAAGCCGAGGTGTCCAAACAGCTTCGTCACGTCGTGCGCGACCTTGCTGCCCACCATCCACGCTTTCACGCCGCGCCGGCGCAGCTCCGCTTCCACGAACTGGAACATGCCCATGGCAGCACCGCCGCGCCGATACTCCTGCTGCACGTAGAAGATGTCCGGCGAGCAGGTCAGGCACGACTTGTAATGCAGCGCCGGGGCGATGATCGCAACGAAATACCCGATAACGCGGCCACTATCCCGCGCGATCACCATCAGCAGGTTGCCGCTATCCTCGCGCGCCTGGTAGACCTCGGCCTGCGGGTCAAGCGGAATGCCCTGCTCCTTGTGCTGGCTGATTTCGTCGTAGTGCTCGACCAGCAGCGGGTACATCTCGGCGTAGACATCAGCGAAGCGTTCGACGTGGAAGGTGATCATTGCGAGGTCCGGATATCGACAATCATGTGGATGCGAGCAACGGCGCTGTTGTTCACCACCTCGTGCTCAAGCTTGTTGTTAAACCACCAGACTTCGCCCTGTTTCATGTTCACGTGCTCGTTTTCGCACCGGAAGTCAGAGCCAGGTGCCGACTGCAGGACGACATGGAAGCGGCTGTAGTAGTTCGCATGCTCCGGCGTGTCAGCATGCGGGTAGATCCGGCCACCGGGGTTGATCTTGTTGATCATCACGCGGCCCAAGCGCTCGCCCTGCACGCGCGACATCAGGTTCATAACCAGTGGCCTGGCCTCATGCAGCGTGGCGTATGCCGGGTAATCGATCGATTCGTGCTGATCCCAGCCGGGTAGCAGATTCTGCTTGTAGCGCTCGACATCCTCGTCGGAGATCCCAACCAGCCGCTTCGGGAAGCGCAGGAAAATCGTTTCCACCTCGCCGAACGGGCCTTGCGGGTAGTTCCGCAGGAAGTCGTCTTCCTGCCAGAGTTCGGGACGGCGCTGAATGGCCAGCAGCAGCGGGAGGACGTCGACTCCGCCGGCTAGTTGCATGAAATTCTTCATGGGGTGAAGTAGGCTCCGCTGATGAACTGAATGTTGATGGAAGACGCTGCGCCGGCGCGCGCCAGCATGGCGTCACCATTGACGAGCGTCGGCAGGTCGATATCGATGACATCGAGCGGGCCGAGCGACTTGTCCTTCGGGGAAATATTGGTGTCGGACGCCGAACCGCCGCTGGGGACGAATGTCAGGCGGTAGGTCTGCGGGGTAGTCGTCACGTTCGTGAGCCGGACGCGCCCGCCGCGCAGCACTGCCGTCGGCGGCACGCCACTGCCGGCCGTGAAGATCGTCACGTCCGACGTGGTAAGCATCGTGGGCTGGAAGAGCTTGGTGTAAGTGATTGCCATGGTCTTTCCTATGCTGAACGGAACGAAACGCCGTCCAGGCTGAAATAGGCGTTGCTGCCTTTGTAGGCAACGACATCGCCGTTGGAGTCGACGTAGCAGGCGCCGAACAAGTCGTTGCTCACCACCGCGAAGAACTGGCGGAAGGCAGGTCGATAGCCCACAGGAAGCGTGAAAAGCGCGGTGCCAATGACACCTGAAGTCGGGAAGCCCTGCAGCCGGACGATGCCGTTCGGGTCCTTGTAGTAGCCCACTGGGCGCCCCGCCGTGTTGGCCCACGAATTGCCCAATGTCGGAAACGTGATCGACTCCACCTGATTCGGTACGGCCGGCGTCTGAAGCGAGAGCAGCAAGTCTTCCAGTTCGGTGATCTTCGACTTGAAGCCGGTCAGGTTCTCGGCGTCGCGCAGGCGGGTCGCCAGTTCTTCGATCTGCTGAAGCGCTTCCAGTGCCGCCGCTGGCTGCAACGACACTTCCTGCTCCTGCACCTGGCTACGCAGATCGGCAATGGCGGCGATGATTGCGCTCAGGTCCGGGATGTCTCCACCACCCGTCAGCGTGGCCAGCCCCTGAAAGAACCGCCACCACGCGCGGGAAATGTTGCCATCCGGGTCGGTCAGCGGCTCCCGGTAGCCGGGCAGCGAGATCTGCGCCATCAGTTACCCACCCCGGGCACCACGTTCACGAATGCCCCGCTGAACGAGATCCGCGCATTGGCGCTGGTACCGACGCGGAAGATGCGGTCCTGCCCCGATCCGCAGCGCGTCACGTCGACCTGCTTTTTCGTCTCCCCGATCTTGCCCAGCGAGCGGATCAAAGAGGACGACCACGAATAGCCGCCGTCGTCGCTCCACTGGATCCACACATTGGGGTCTGATCCCGTCTCGTTGCCCACACCGACCTCGCAATCCAGCCGGAAGCGCGAATAGAAGGTGCGCACGCCGTTTGACGTGTGCGCCGAGTCCTTGAACCGCTCGATGTCGTCGCCGTTGTCCTGGTAGACGTCCATGCTCAGCTGGTAGACGTTGCCGTTCTCGAAGTCGCCAACCAGGTGCTTGCTGTCGAAATAGGCGTGGCAGTTGCCACGGTGGCGGATCAGCGCCCCATCCGACTTCCGGTATGCCCGTTCGTGCCACAGGCCGGTGGCCACGTCGAACACCCACGTCTTGCTGGCAGTCGGAAACACCAGCACGTAGAAGGTGTGCCCCTCCTGCTGGTAGGTCCACGAGAAGGCGTCGTCGGTGCGGCTGTAGCCGTCGAACTCCTTCTCGATCGCGTGCGTGCTCACCCGCTGGGGCTGGTAATTGGCCGCGCGGAAGACGATGTTGCCGCCGTTCCTGTCCCGGCCAAGCCAGTAGATCGTGTTGTCCAGGCGGTTCACCGAGTGCGGTGCCACGCACCCTACTTCGTTGAATGCGCCCTGCACGCGCTGGTACGGCGCGTCCGCATCACCGCTGTCGTAGAAGATTTCCAGGCTTTGCGGGCCCCAGAACCACAGTTCCGCGTGGTCGACCAGCATGGCCACGATGGAATCCGGCGAGCCTTCCGCGCTGGAGAAGTCCAGCGGATCGAGCGTCAGCGCGTAAAGGCCGGTCCAGTAGAACTGCTGAGTGCCAGGCTTGTTGAAAACCAGCCGGCCATTCAGGAAATAGACGAAATCGGCGCCGTACCATCCGTCACCGCTCATCGCCCCCACCGTGAAGGTGTTCAGGTTGACGGTAGGCGCCAGAATGGTTCCGTCGACAAACACCACGTTGGTGCCGTTGTCGGCGGCCACCACACGGCCATCCGTCGTGCCAAGCGCGCCAGCTACCGCCCACGTCCCGGCGTTGTAGCGATAGACCCGCGCGCCACGCACGGCAAACAGGATGCCGTTGCTCGACACGTATTCCAGCCGCACCGCCCCGTCTCCCGGCACCGTGCTCCACAGCGTGTAGCCAGGCGTGCCGTAGAACGTGAACGGCGCCGGCGCATCCTGCGGATTCTGCTCGGGGAACAGGTTCACGCAGCGCTGGGCGGACGCCTTCTTGCTGCGCGCTGTGTAGGCGGCAGTGATCAGCGGGTAGCGGGCCATTTACGGCTGATCCGTATAGACGTTGAAGCCGTAGATCCATCCACCCATTGGCAGACGCTCAGGCATTTCCAACTCGCGCACGCGCATGTTGACCCGCTTCAGTTGCCGAAGAGTTCCGGCCGCCAATTGAGCAATGTCTGGGCGCAGCGGTGTGCTGAACGCAGCTGCCAGCCATTTAGCGAGGTTGAAGCGAATCGGCGCTTCATACTCGGGCGGCAGGATCAGGTCGTCTCCGATGCTCGCGTACAGTGGGAACGGCTGCTTAACTGTGATCTGGATCTGCCCGGCCGCAGGTTGTGGCCAAACATACAAAGTGCCGAGCGGATATGTCGGTTCATAGCGAACAGCAGTCGGAATGTTTCCCGGAAGCGCCTTGACCGCGATCCGTTGCCAGTCTTCCAGCGACTGGATGATGCTGAGCGGGTAGCTCGTCGTATTCGGCGTGTCGAGGAAGACTGCTTGCTCGATGGTGGGCGGCCGGTCCGTGTCCACCGTTCCTCCAGTGCCAATGGAGTAAGTCAGCGCGCCAGTCATGGGAACGGTGACATTCTTATGGCAGTAGACCTGAAGGTCGTCAGTCCGCCATAACGCCAGCATCTGCAGGAACGTTTCGAACACGGTTTCCGTGTCCTCGCCAGACAGGGTCTGTCCGTTGCCCACAATCCCGGCATCCAGCGCCGCCAGGTTCATGACCTTGCTGACCGTAGCCATGTTCAGCCCTTCGCCTTCGCAATTTCTTCGGCTAGGCGTTCAGCCTTCCAGCGCTTATCGACCTTCACACCCAGCGACTCGGCTTCGGCGCGCAGCGCGTCGACATCGTATGCCGGCTCGCCTTCACCCAGCGACTCGAAGCCATTAACGCGGGCTTCTGCTTCTTGGTCTTCGTCATGGACGATCACTGTCTCAGCATCGAGCGCGCCATCCATATAGAGGATCTTGGGGAATTCCTGCATGTCAGTCTCCAGAAGAGAGGCAGCCCGCCAAAGCGGGCCGGGTATCAGGCGACAACGCCAGAAATCGTCGAGTCCGTACGCGCGTACTGGACCAAGTAGGTCTCAGACGCGGTCGGCGTGATCGGCGCAGCGGTGTTGTTGCTGAAGGTAATGGCGAGCGTGTTCGCCGCGGAGACGCGAATTGCGGCAATACCGAGGCCGGCTTGCGCCGTCGGCTTGTTGACATCCACGAAGTCGCCAACCTTGAGGCCGGGAACCGTGAAGGTCTGCTCTGCGGTGGTGTTGGCGGCAACCTGGGCGGGGCTGAGCGTGACCGAGATCACGCCCAGAGCCGCC